GGAATTATATTGGAACGGACGGGTCAGACGAGAGCGTATTCTGAAGCACAGACAGGGGATGTTCTCCTCTGTCGTTCATGCAGATGTTATTTCGGAAGCAATGCTTCGCCCTGGACTTACCGTTCTTATCCTCGTTCAGAAACCGGAAGAGGAAACCATCCGGAAACATCGGGAACGTGCCCGGCTCTTCTATCAAAGTACCGCCGACGCATGGAAACCTCAGCTCCTTGTCGATTCCTATCACCAGATGCAGTTCGGATTTCCAGAGGGAATGACCTCTACCATCTATTATGGCTCCGCTGGCTCCCTCTCTATCGGCAGAGGCGAGACGCTGAACAGGGTCGTCAGGGAGGAATTGTCCGAATGGGAGGACGAAGAGGTCGAAAGTACCTCGCAGATGCTTATGGGACTCCCAGAAGATAGCCGCGTCATCGATATCGGTACGCCAAAACGGATGGGATCAGCCTTCTATCACCTCTGTATGGAGGCAAAACAGGGTATCGGAAACTATAAACTCCGGACATTTCCATGGTTTTTGCACCATGAGTACCGGTTACGGCCAAAAAGTCCCATCGTTGACCCTGATAAGCCCTATTGGGACGAATTTGCCCCCACAACGGAAGAACTGAACCTCATGGATATCCACGGACTCGATATAGACCAGATCAGATGGCGCAGATCCCGTATCGACGAAGCCCTGGGACTCGTCAGACTCCCCGAAACTGCCTCGTGGGACGCTATGGAACAGATTTATCAGAAAGGGAAAGAGGTTTTCTGGCAGGAATACCTCGAAGATGACGCCAGATGCTGGGGACTCGGTGGTCAGGCAGCTATGCCTACATGGTTTCTCGATAAACAGATGGAAATGGCCCGTCCACCCCTTTCACCAGACCAGATGCCCGGTCGGGAAGACTATAACGGGAAGCTCAGAATGTGGATTCCACCAGAAGCAGGAGAATCCTATGTTATCATGGCAGATCCCGCAGAAGGACTGTCGTCTTCTCACCTCAGTGCAGCAATTATTCGCAGGATCAGGGACTGGAAACACGTTGCAACCCTTCGGGGCCATATCAGTCCAGGGGATCTTGGCGCACTTATGGTAGAATTAGCCCGTCGGTATAATAATGCCCTCATCGGATGGGAGCGAAATAACCACGGATGGGGCGTTCAGGAGCGGATCGTGGAACATCTCCACTATCCCTTCGTCTATAAGTACCGCGGAATCGGTGATATGAGGGGTGACGACCGCTATGGGTTCCCCACAAACCGGTTTACCAAGCCGTCAATGGTTACCCAAGTCCATGAGCGTATGCTTCTGGACGAATGGTCATCCCCCGACGCAGAGCTTATCGGCCAGTATCGGAGCCTTCAGGAAGTCGGAGAAGGCAGGTACGATACCGGAACCCTTGATATCGCTATGGCCGACCTTCTCTGTCATACCGCATGGCATCAGGCAAACAGAGTCAATAGGCCGCGTGCGGAAATCCACCGCCATGTTCCCGCCTGGATGACCGGAACACGCTCCAAACGGGAAACAATGAAAGAACGACGAAGGCGTATAGCCTTAACCACAGGAGAAGGATAAAAATGGGAATGGACGCCACGACCAACGAGATTATTCGTTCCTTTGAACAACGAAAACGGGGATATAGAGGACGGGCAGAACATATCAGGGAACTCTATGAACTCTACGAGCAGGTCGATAAGCGACAGGAACACGGGTTTCATTCAATCGCTACCTCAGATGCCCGTACCGCTATGGATCTTGGTGCCCATATCCTCTCCCGACATCAGCATATAGACCGAATTCCATGGAGTGTCCAGAACGAAAGCGAAAAACATCTCCAGAATAAGGCAGAACGATTCCTTTCAGGAAACTGGCGCTACCTCGACCATATGGAAATCCTTCGGGGAAACTCGTGGCACCAGAGAAAACTTGCCTCGTGGATGCTTTCAACAGGCTGGTATGCCATGTTTATCGCAATGAGGCCGAATTTTAAGGGCGATCCAACCCCAATGGCAGAACTTATTGATCCGTCTCTCGTCTATCCAGAATGGAGCGGTCCGGATGGAACCCTCGGTGTCGTCGATGTGGAGTTTCCTATTACCCTCGCTGCTCTTCGTATCATGGCAGATCAGAACGGATGGGGTGTTGATGGGCTGACCGGCGACGGAAGCGATGTCCTCTTTCTTCTGAATCACTGGGAGGCCAGGTATAATCCAGCCGATCCAGGACAGCCAGATATCCTTCAGGCCGTCTATCGCTCATCGACGGCAAGCCAGATGAACAGCGATAGCATGCATACCTTTGTTACTATGCGGTCATGGGATGAAATTCAGGCAATTACAAACCGTACAACAGATACAAAAGGCGGTGGATTCAGGGAAATCCCTATCCTTACCGGCCCAGTGCCGGGTATCGAATTGTCTATGGCCTATTTCGGAGACGTATCCGACGTTTTGAGACGACGGGGACAGGGCCTCCTAAGCTCTATGAAGGCTGAAAAAGATATGATCGACGCCTTCCTCTCCCAGGTTCTTCAGGACGAACGGACTTCATCGAATTTCCAGAGCACCATCGTGACCAGATCGCCGGGGGGAACGGAAAACTTCGACCCTGAAGGTCTTGGAGGGACAGTCCCTCTTCCTGACGATACGGTGGTTTCTCAGCCCCTGCAATATAACCCCCAGCTAGGGGCGAAACAGTTTATCCTCAACGCTTTGGAAAATAGGCTCCAGCGGGCTGCATTCTCGTGGACACTATTCGGACAAGTCGATACAAACTTGTCTGGAATAGCCATCGAGCGTCTGAACGAATGGGCGAGAGCACGCCTTGGTCCGTATCAGATCCTTATGGAAAAGATCTACGAACAGGCAGGATATGTCTGGCTCAGAGACTACCGTGAGCGGTGGGGTGGACGACGAAGGCAGGGGACAATGCGCCTCCAGGGAATTGATAGCAGGGGTGGAGTGGATGGAGGCCTGTTCGACGAGGAGTTTACTCCCGACGAAATTCCCGAAACCCGCTGGATAAAAACAGAAGTACCACTAGCCCTCGCCGAGGACGACATGATGAAGGCAAATATAGCACGGGCACTAAACCCTGATATCCGGATGTCTCCGGACTATATCAGGGAACGGGTTCTCAAGGTTCAGGATGTCCAGCTTGAGTCGAGAAAAGCGGCTGAAGGCAGGATTGAACAGAGTGATTTTTATGTCAACACACAGGTACTGCGCCGTCTCCGTCAGGAAGCAAACGCTGCACAGGCACGGGGGGATAACCTTGAGGCACAGATGCTTGGAGTTGCAGCCGCACAGCTTATGCAGTCCCTTGCTCCCCAACAGGGACAGGGAATACCTGGAGGGCCACAGCAGGGGCCGCCGGAAGCAGGGGGGAATATGACCAACGCAGGAGGAGGACGTCCAGCGATGTCTCCTGATAACCTTCCACGGCAGCTTGGTCTCCCAGAGGCACCGGCAGGAGCTGGGCCATTACAACAGGCAGGGAGGAACGTCTAATGGTAAATAATAATGAACAAGTATTATGGAGGACGCCCTTTGGGTGGCCGTATAGATTAATTCGGGCAATTTGGCCGGGAGATGATGTAGTATCTCCAGAAATATTTGCTCTTCAGGAAGAGATAGCAGCACTACAGACAGAACTGGAGACCCTTCCACAGGGCGCACGAACCCTTGCTGAGGGCCAGAAAAGAATAGCAGAGATTGAAAAATCCCTGACATCTAAATCTACTGAGGTCAGGGAAATAAGAAAGGAAATAACGAGGAAAGAGCAGGAAGTTGAGGAAGAACTGGAATTTCAGGAAATAGAACAACAGCAGCTTTTATTCAATAAAAGAATGAACGATATTGCTGATTATACCGAGGCGCTTGTTGATGACGCTGCTATCTGGAAAGGTTCCACCCTGACAGCGCAGGAAGAATATGACGTGCGAAGAATTGCTAATAGAATAGTGAATGGGCAGACAACCCGTAGGCCCGGAACTGGAACATGGGGGCCACTTATTGATGCTTGGAGACTCAGAGATATTCCAGATTACCAGGGGATCGACAGAACAAGGATAAAAGGAAAATTAACGTATTTTGATCCACGTACAACGCAGAGACAACCCGGCTTTGGTCTAGGAGGATTGGGGCTTGGAGAATTGACTCCCATACCTGGAATAGAAGCAGAAGCCGCCGTATCACCACCAGCCGAGGAGGGGATTACGGATGTGGATCAGCAGGACTTTATCCTTGGGTCAGAGACAAAAGACCTGATCCGTACTTATCTTGCATTGATAGCTGATGTTAGCCCTGAAGATATTCCTGATGATGTTCTTCAGGATTCTATCAATAATATAGAGAGATTCATGGAAGATGCGGATCTGCTTCCACTGGACGAAGAGGTTCTTACTAGTGTTATGTTTACAGTTTTTGGAGATGATGTTCAGGGAAAAGCTCCCGTAAATGAAGTATGGGCAAAAGATATGGAAGGCATAGAGGCTTCTGCCAGTGATATAGAATCCTTCCGTAAGCTAGAGGATAAATATCCAGCCCTTGATCTTACCAGCCGATCAGAAATGGAGGGAGCTATACAGCGTATGCTTGTCGGAGTATTACAGGAAGCCAAGGCTTGGGACTATGACCTTGCTCAGTCGGATACCAATACTCTTATTTCTTACATCGGGAATCTCACTGATGATATCTATGGAGAGGCAATGCTGTCTCTTCTCGGAAGAGGAGGAGATATTGACGACCCCATCCAGTGGAGAAAGGTAATCAACGAGGGAATTGCACGAAAAGTGAATGAAATCGAATCCGTTGGAGGGATCAACGCCGCTGTTATCTCACCACCAAGCGCTCAGAAAAAGATACGTACCTATTTATCGGGAAACAATATGATCCCGGATTCCCCATCAAACGAATGGATGGGGCAGATAGAGAATATCGGAGCTGCATTGGAAGCCCGTCTTTCTATAGAACGGGATAGGGCAGCAGCAGCAGGAACCACCCTGGTGGAAGGCCCGATTATTGCAGAGGTAATAAAATCAAGACTCAGAACCGAGGAACAGATCAGCGCAGAAAAACTGGATTTTCGTACACGCTTTGATGCTATAAGCCAGCGTCCGCAACGGGTATCAGGAGAACAGCCTGAGGATATAGACATTCTTCTCAATAATGCTTTTGAGCGCACCAAGAGAAGATACCGTCTTGCAGTCGCCGCAGGAAAAGATGCCAGTTTTGAAGCTATTTCTGCCATGGAAGTAGGGACTGCCCAGAAACAGGCATCTATGGTTTCAGAAAAAGCAGCACTTGCCTTTGGAGTGGATGCACCAGGTACAGGATTTACACCGGGTGGCCCGTTGTCGGGAACTCCCATGAGTGATGATGACAGGGAGGCGCTTCTTGCCTTCAATGAAGCAGTAACAGGGGAAAAAAGAATTGATGCGGCAACGCTCACTTCACTCTACGGACATGGACTTAGCCTGTCTCTTATTGCAGGACGGAGAATAATAGAGCAGCAGAAAGAAGCGAAATTAGCGCAAGAACAACAGGAGAAACAACTTGTTGATGCTACGATGAGACAACAGCAGTTTATCCAGAGAGAACAGGAACTCACCGAGATGGCAACAGGAGAAGAACTAGGGGAAGAGGATGTGAGCCAGCTTCAGGCGCGGCTAGCACCTATGGTAGAGCCTGAGCCAGTTGCAGAACCTGCCACCCTGACACGTGCAGAACTTCTCTCAACCCCCACTGGACAGGAACAGTTCCAGGCAACAAGCGCACTTCTTGCATCGCAGGTACGCCGCAAGAGACAACAGGAAATGGTCGAAGATGGAGAGGATCAGGAAGAAGTTGGGACGACTATTCCACGGGGAAGGAGGATCATCACCTAATGGCAGGACCACAAGACAAAACGGTTCAGGATGTTCTTGGAGAAGAACGGAGAAAACAGTTTGCTGCACAGTTTGCCACAGGGGAACACCAGGGCCTTATGCCTTCCTTGCCGGAAGAAGAGGTACAGGAAGAAGATCGGGGGTTTCTGTCAGGGCTTTTCGGTGGAGCAGCAAGTGTTTTGGGTAAGGTTTCAAATGTTATTTCTTATCCTGAACATATAGTTGCAGGATATGTTGAATCAGAAAGACAAGCAGAACGGGAAATTGAAGAGCAGACAGGAAGAAATATCCCTTGGGGGATGGCTAGCTTTGATCCAGAAGTACGGGAACGAAGAAAAAGGATTTCAAACGCTGCTGGGGGAGTCTACCAGTATTGGCAACAGTATGAATCTACCTTTAAGGGAGAAAAATTTATCAAGGAACAGATAACTTCTCCTTATAACCTGCTGTTGGCCACTGGTATCGGTAGCGCAGGACGGGTTAAAATATTACAAACGCAACAGGCAAGCAGGTTTGGCGCAAAGGGTCTTGGGCTTCTTGGAAAAAAGTTTGCTAAACCTCTTGGAGAAACAGAGGTAAGACAGAAAGTCTTATCCGGTTCACAGTCTTACGGTATTGTTCCAACGGTGAAGGAACTAACACAGGCAGGATTTGTTTCTAACGGAGCAAGGAGAGCGGCGACCACCTTTTCGTCACGAGCCAAAGATAAACTTGGATATAAGCAGATCCCTCTTATTGGAAGAGCAATCAATCTCGTCAATCCATCTGGGTTGCTTGATGCTGCCGAAAAAGGAGATGAGCTTTCAATTAACCTCATCGTAAACACACGCCTCAAAAATAGAATGAGTAATGTTGTTACCCGTGATATCGCAAACCTGAGAAACATGGAGGCACAGGGGGTGGTTCCTTTCCATGTAGGAAAGGGTGGAAACCTGTATACATGGGTCACTCGCACCAAGGACAAAGGGGGGCGACTTATCCCTGAAGCACGAAGGGTTCTTGAGGAAGTTCCCCTGCAAGATGCCGTTGAGCGGTACGGCTCCTTTAGCTGGAGCGATGAACAGGTAGGATTCTTCAAGGAACTTTTTCGTGCCGTTGACGTCTATCGCGGCAGGGCTGTTTCAGAAGGGGTTGACGTTAGTATGGTTCTTCTGCAAAGGGGAGAACACTATCTTCCGAGATTCATTACTGCCCTCAAGGAAGTCATGGATATGAGATCGGTAAAACCCTCAGGAGCCATTGGTGCAAAAGCTCCTTTTCAAAGGTCTCGTCTCAATGATTATATTGAGGCAGGTATTGATAGCGGACACACCTATTA